GAAAGATTGGGATAAAACCATTATCGAACTGTATAAGAAAGAGTTTGAGGATGGCTACCACCGCGCAGTACAGAACACACAGTTGTTGTGGATGTTACAGCGTGACAAACAAATGCCAATGGATTTTAAATGAAACCTAAAAATAAAAAGAAAGACCCCTACCGCAGTGGTTTAGAGAGAACCTTTGCTACTAACACAGCAGGGTTTGGGTTTGAGTTCGAGCCATCATCATTGCCCTACATCATGCACCGTAAGTACATCCCAGACTTTGTTAAGGGTAATGTACTGATTGAGTGTAAGGGTTTCTTTCGTGCAGGTGATACCCTGAAGTACAAGTCAGTACGGGAAAGCTATCCAGACCATGAACTTATTTTCGTTCTGTCTGACCCATACAAGAAAGTACGCAAGGGTAGTAAGCTGTGTATGGGGGCTTGGTGCTACAAGGAAAACTTTGCATACTTCACAGTAAATGAATGCAGAGAGTTAAAGAAATACATGGGACTAAATGCCGAAGACAAACAGCAGTACAGAGATGAACATTTGAGGGGCGTGTAGTGAGCATACTACTAGCATCCCTTGTCTACTCTGACGTAGAGGAGATTATGACATTCACGGAACTATGCGAAAAGCTAGAGCATCTTGATGAAGAGACAGTCATGGAGTTGCTTGAGATTAACACTGAAGATTTAGTAGTTAGGTTTGAAGACCGAGTAGAACTACACAACGAAAGATTGCAGAAGGAATTATAATGGAACCACAAGACCAAGAAGATGTAAATTACAAGTTTACTTTAATGCCACTAAAGCTAGATAAGATTGATGGCGCAATACTTTTATTCGGCTACCCATTATTTGGTGGCTGGCTACCCTACATGGGCTTTGTTACGTTTGAAAATGAAAGAGAAGAACACATGCGTACGTTTATAATTGAGTGGTTTTTACGTGGCATTATATTACACAGCAATAAGGATGAAGACTGGTATGAGTAGATTATTAGAGAAGAAGACAACGTACACAGTTGACTACCCTAAAGCTATTGACTACTGCGAGCAGCAGGAGAGTATCTTCTGGACTGCCACAGAAATAGAAATGGAGAAAGATATACATGACCTCAAAACTAATCTATCTGACAGTGAGCTACATGGCGTTACTACTGTTCTTAAACTATTTACTCTGTACGAACTCCACGTAGGTAACGAGTACTGGCTGGACTACGTGCGTAAGACATTCCAACGTCCAGAGATACAAAGAATGGCATCAGTGTTTGGTATGTTTGAACTGAATGTACACGCACCTTTCTATGACAAGCTGAATGAAGTAATGGGCTTAAAGACTGACGAGTTCTACAGTAGCTATGCCGAAGACAAGGTACTGAAAGACCGCATGGCATGGATTGACCGACAGTTTAAGACTGATGACCCTATGCTTATTACGGCTATGGGTAGTATCACTGAAGGTGCAATCCTTTACAGCAACTTCGCCTTCCTAAAGCACTTTCAATCTGAAGGTAAGAACAAGCTAATGAACATGACGGCAGGTATTAACTTCTCTGTACGGGATGAGAACCTGCATAGCGAGGCAGGGGCATGGTTGTTTAAAACCCTTAGAGACGAACTGAAGCCTTCCGAGAAAGAGTACGCTAGGATTGTAAAGAAGATACAGAACACATGCGCTCAAGTCTTAGAACACGAAAGCCGTATCATCGATATGATATTTGAGAGGGGTAACATCAAGGGTATCACTGATACACAGATGAAAAACTTTATTATGTCGCGGTTAAACTTTTGTTTAAACCAACTGGACATAGCTCCTATGTTTACTGTAGAGTATGACCCTATTAGTCAGTGGTTCTACAAGAACATTAACAGTGGTTCACTGCATGACTTTTTCACTAAGCAAGGCAACAACTACACCAGAGACTGGTCGGAAGGTAAATTTGCATGGTAGATAAGGCGATGAAACCCAGTAAGGATAACCGTAAGAAGTTTGACATAGACCTAGCATACGGTGAGGTGATGGAGGACATGGTAGCTGACATGTTCCAGAAGAAAAAGATTGAAGTAAAATCAGAAAAAGGTTTGTGGCATAACACGGGTAACATAGTCATAGAGTATGAAAGCTGGGGTAAACCTTCTGGTATTGAAGCTACAGAAGCTGACTACTGGTTTCATAACCTAAGCCTTGGTGATGACCTGTATGTAACCTTAGCTTTTGAAGTAGCTGGCCTAAAAAGAATTATAGCAAACAATAAGTTTAGGTCAGTACAGGGTGGCGACCATAAGGCATCTAGGATGTGGCTAATACCACTAAAGAAATTATTTGAACAGGAAACATTTGAGGCATTTAGAAGTGGTAAAGCATAAATCAATTTACGATGAGTTAAGTGAAGAGCGAAAGCAGCTACAGGAAGAAGGTAAACTGCCTATGTGGGTGACTACCCCTGCATGGCAGATACTCAAGGACAAGTACACAACTGAAGACTGCCCCGACCTATACTCAATTTACAAGCGTATCTCTGGCAGGGCTGCTAGTCATATGCACGACAAGGAGCATTGGGGAAAGGTGTTCTTTAACTTAATGTGGAACGGCTGGTTAGCATGTTCAACACCTGTGTTAGCAAACATGGGAACAACAAGGGGCTGTCCTGTATCATGCAGTGGCAACTATATAGAGGATAGTGTCTATGACTTTTACGATGCACAGAAAGAGGTTGCAGTCCTTAGTAAGAATGGGTTCGGAACTTCTAGTTACCTTGGAGCTATTAGAGAACGAGGAACTCCTATCAGTGGAGGGGGATTGGCTTCTGGAGTATTACCAGTGCTTCGAGATTTTGTCCAGCTATCACGCGATGTATCACAAGGAAATACTAGACGAGGTGCATGGGCAGGATATTTGGAATTAGAGCATGGTGACTTCTGGGAAGTATCAGACCACCTAGTTAATCACCCTGATGACTGTAACCTTGGGTGGTTGGTTACTGATAACTTTATTTCTCGG